AAGAATAGTATCATAATTATCCGAGACAATTTTATTTTTTTGGAAAAAAACTGGTTCTTTACAATAATAAATATCTTTAGAATATAAAATACTTTTTTGATTAAAATTTATATCTATATCAAAATGCATACCATTTGGTCTTGGTAAACGATTATTATTTTTATAAATGATCATTTTTATATATTTCCTGGTAACAATGTATGCATGTGTACAAAGCCCATAACCATTTATAAAATCTATATAATTTTTATTTTTTTCACTGTATCTTATAAATATATCATGTAAGAATAAAATATCTATATTATCTTTGTTTTTTTCAATAAATGAAGTCGCTTTTTTTAAATAAAGTTTACTGTTTTCTGTCATTTCAAAATCATCTTCGAATACAATACACATTTCTTTATCAGGATGATTTGTATAAAAATCATTCCACACTTTCATATGCGAATCATAACAACCATACTTTCCACCTTTTTTGTGAAGATGAAAATCTAGAAATATAACATCGGTTGGTTTAATGTCAATTTTCCTAAACTCTTTTTCTACCTGTTTTTTTCGATCTAATCGTTCTTTCAAATTAATACAATAAATTGGATAATCCATTGTAATATTTTATAAAAAATGAGTTTAAATTAACCAAATATATTGTTTCATTATATTATTTAATTATCATATTCATATTTTATATTTATTCATATCCACATTAACTATTATTCTCTCTTCTCTCTACTTTCACGAAAAAATTATAACTCAAAATGAATTTAGAATTAGGAAAATTCGATATGCGCTCCATCAGCTTTAGACCCGACGAAAATAAAGGCCCCGTCATCGTCCTCATCGGTCGGCGTGATACCGGTAAAAGTTTCCTCGTAAAAGACCTCATGTATTACCACCAAGACATCCCCATCGGAACCGTCATTTCAGGCACAGAAGCAGGAAACGGATTCTTCGGAGAACACGTGCCCAAACTATTCATCCATGACGCATACAATACCGCCATCATTGAAAATATCCTGAAACGACAAAAAGCCGTCCTGAAACAAGTCAAGAAGGAAATGGAATCATACAAACGGAGCACCATAGACCCCCGAACCTTTGTCGTCCTCGACGATTGCTTGTTCGATAATAAATGGACCCGCGACACTATGATGCGCCTCCTCTTTATGAACGGCCGTCATTGGAAGATTATGCTGGTCATCACAATGCAATATCCTTTAGGTATCCCTCCAAATTTGAGAACCAATATTGACTACGTGTTTATCCTGCGAGAGCCGTATATTGGCAATCGAAAACGTATCTATGAAAATTACGCGGGAATGTTTCCGACATTTGAGTCGTTCTGTCAGGTTATGGATCAGTGCACTGAAAATTTCGAGTGTTTGGTGATAAACAACAATGCCAAGTCGAATAAGCTACAGGACCAAATTTTCTGGTACAAGGCGCAACAGCACGGGCCGTTTAAACTTGGTAGTAAAGAATTCTGGGAGATGAGCAAGGATTTAAATTCTGATGACGAAGAGGAGTCATATGACCCAAAAAACATTAACAAAAAGGGTTCAGGACCTAAAATCAATGTGCGAAAAAATAAATGGTAATTGATATTGCTTTTGATTTTAAAAAGCAAAAGCAACATAAATAAAAATAAAATTGAAAAAATAAAAACAAAAAGCAAAACAATATAAAGACAACAACAGAATAGACGTATAAAATGCAAGTAACCGAGAAGAAAGAGAGTATTGACATTGTCGGGTTGATAGAAAGCAACCCTGTTACAATGTTGCATGCAAATAGCCAGTCAAAACTGGTTGAAAAAATAAAAACAAAATTTACAAGTTACGAACAGCAGTTATTTATTTCAAGCTTTTACTGTTATTTCAAGTACAACCCAAAAACCGACTTTGTCATTGACCTTGATAATGTATGGAAATGGTTGGGATTCACAAATAAAGCTCATTCAAAATATACATTAGAAAAAAATTTTACCATTGATAGAGATTATAAATGTTTGCTCACGAAGGTTCGTGAGCAAAAAAAATCAACAACCCTCCCAACTGAAGCTGAAACAGGAGAAGTAAAAAAAAACAATCGAGGTGGTCACAACAAGGAAACAATCATGTTGAATGTTGAAACCTTTAAAAAATTCTGTTTGAAGGCAGGAACAAAGAAAGCGGACGAAATTCATGATTATTTCATAAAGATGGAGGAAGTATTTCATGAAGTTTTAATTGAAGAAAGTGAAGATTTGCAAAAACAATTACTATCCCTTGAAACCACCAAAGAAAAAGAAAAAACCCGTGCAGTTGAACAAGTGATTATTGCACAATTTCCGCAGAATACCGAATGCGTTTATTTCGGAACAATTGACAACACGAATGAAAAAGGAGAAAAACTGATAAAATTTGGCATTTCAAACGACTTGTCGAATCGAGTGCTGGACCACCGCAAAAAGTATATGAATTTCAGATTAGTGTCTGCATACCGCGTGCAGAACAAGACCGAGATTGAGAATCTCATGAAGAAGCACCCAAAGATTCAAAAACATTTGCGCATGATTCGAGTGAATGATAAATGCAAAACCGAAATCCTTGCATATGATGAAGTAAATATGACGATTGAAAAATTGAAAAAATACATTCAAGACATTATCGATTCGAGAAAATTGTGCATGGATAATTTTCTAAAAATGGAAACAGAAATTCAAATGTTGCGAAGCCAAAATGAATTATTGTCAACGAATGTTGATTTGATGACAGGAAATTATAAAAAATTGCTTGTTGAACATGATCAGCTTCAAGAAACGGTGAAAAAACAAAAAGTGGTGATTGAGTCATTCCGTAAAGAAGAGAATGACAACACGGTTTTCCCGGAACCCGAAATAAACGAGGAAGCGATGAATGATGCAGCGGCTACAAGCGCCGAATTCACGGCAATGTTTAACGAGTTCGTTTCCGCCGAATGCATTGTTCGTTCAGACGTGTATGAATCGTCGGTTCAACTGGAAGGACGGTTTCGCCTTTGGAGACAATCAAAGCCGAAAAAAGAAATATTCCACGCATTCAAGAGTTATATGGACACACGATTTCAGCCGAAGCGTATGCCGATTAATAAACAAAACGCGCATTGTTATGTTGGCATTAAATTGAGAGAAGCAGAGTATAAAAAGAAATTCTCATGTTCCGATGCACCGGCGGTCGAAACATTTCTGTTTCAAATGTGCAAGTTTTCGGACACTGGCAAAATTCTGAATTCTGTATTGTTGAGAGAATATAAAAAATGGAAACAGTCCGTCCATCGCGAATGCGCGCCTGATGAAGTTGAATTGAAGGAACTCAAAGGATATTTGAATGCGTGTCCTTATGCTCTGAAAGCAACCGTGTGGACAGAACATGGAGTCAATGAAGGGTATTACGGGTTATCGCTTATGGAAGATTATATCAAACAGACGGAACAAGTCCAAAAATCGAATAAAAATACAACCGGAAAAGTCGTAGAAAAACGCGAAATCAAGACGAACGCGCTTATTGGAACGTGGGACAGTATCGCAGACGCGGCGATTTCGGAGAATGTATGTGCTGCAAAAATGAGCAGATACATTCGAGAAAAAAAACAAATTGGCGATTACCATTTTATTACAGTAATCCACAACGCCAATAGTGCCACAACAACAAGTGCGCTTTCAAACCCCTAGTACGTCGTCCACATAATTTTTTGCTTGAACTTTTGTGTAAGGGTTGGAATGCGTGGTTCTTTTTTCGATAATATCTTTGATTGATTTTTTGATGCAGTGGTGTTTGTGTTGCATGTCGAAAAGGACTTTTTCTTCATTTTTTATGAACCGCAATTCATTTGAAACCTTGGAGTCCAAATTGCCAAGGTTGTAAAAGAATTCGGATAATGATCTTGACGCGCAGTAGGATTCATGCAGCTGCATCTGTGCCAACCTCATCTGGAATGGAATTAGTTGGCGGCGCAGTTGTTGACATTTTTGTATTTGTTTTGTGATTTCCGCCTTGGATTGCAACTGGGCTTTCATGCGCGCTTCATGTTCGGAACGTCGTTTGAGTAGCAGCTCGCGCTCGCGTTCATGCATTTCTTTTTTTTTTTT